TGTCTGGTGAGGATGTATTGAAACTCCTGACACCGAAGCTGAAGCGAGCATATGACCGTATGTTGAATGGTAGTAAGAATAAGGATCCTCGTTTGGGTGCTTCTCTTTCTATGACCGAAATCACGACACACGGTGAGCGTCTGATATGAAACCGTTTCCTGACCCCAAGAACAATTTTAAGTGGTTCATCGAGCATTATGTGATAGACAGCCAGACTGGCAAGTCAACAGAAGAGGTTGTCACTTCATACTATATGCGCGATGAGGACTTTCAATCCTCCCTACATAAGTATGGAGATGCAATTCTTACATTTGGTATTTACAATAGTTGAGGTTTTTATGAACAATCGATTTGATAGAGTATGCGGATTTGCAGAGACCGTGGTTCTGCAACAGGACATGGCAGAAGATGTCGATATATATGGTATCTTGAACACAGCACAGAGAGAGACTGGTGAAGAATTAGAAGACCCAGACTTCGATGCTGCAGTCCAGTGGTTGGATTACTTCTGTGCTGATCAGGGTTACACTACAAAGAGTATGAGCCAGATATCAAGTTAGCCTTCTGGCTCTCTGTATGGTCTGTGGAAATCTACAGCAGTGTATATCGAGGGGTTTGCTCTTTCTGCGTGATTGTTGAACACGTTTGATGATTTCAACCAAGTTTCAGCAGTAGTTAAAGCAGTTTGATCTCTGAAATACTCAACGATGTCCCAAGAAACTATCCGAGTAACTTCGTCGTGAATGCAGTTTTCAATATATAACCAGATACCAATCTCTGCAACTTTGTTAAAGATCTCTGCTTCGTCGTTGTCTATGCGTTGATTGTTTATAGCGATTGTTTCAAGGAATTGTCTTGAATACTTGACATGTTCTTCGGAGTGTCGTGCACCACTGAATGTTGGAAACTTGAGTTTGATCGCCTCCCATGCTTCTTCTGAGGTAGCTTCACCTGATATGACCATAGTATGGTCTGCAGTGACTGCAGTGAGCGGTGTTCTTTTTTGTATGTAACTTGGCATTGATGGGGTCTCCAGTGTATAATTATATTTATAAGGATTAGGATATTATATGTTTGATTCGGCTTTAATTTTAGGAAATGGGGCATCTAGAGAACAACTAGATTTATCCGTATTTATTGGAAAGTCATCCATATATGGGTGTAATCTAGCATATAAGGAGAGTATCCCGTTTGAGTGGATTGTCTCGACTGACCCTCTGGCACAACATGGCATCTATCGGAACTACAAGGGAAACTGTTTATTCCTCGATTGGAAACACATCCCCAGCGAGATAGCTGTGAGCATGCTAGGATTGGATGCTTATGCAAATCCAGATGTCAATGAGTATACGAACAATGGTTGTGTGATCAGCGGTGAAGGCGAACAGTGCGTGTATACTTATCTCGATGCAAAAGACGAGGTATCTAATGTGTCGTTCGAGAGTCTTCCATTCCCCATGGCGTCAGGTACTATGGCGATGTGGGATGCTGCCGAGAAAGGATTCAAGACGATATATCTCGCAGGCATGGGAGACTTTGTTCACCTACACAACCAGCACCTTATGGACGATGATGGGTATAGATTAGCTGAGTGGGAAGAACAACGCATGAAAGTCATTGATATGTACCCAGAAATTAATTGGATTTATTTGTAATTAGTGCTTGACTTCTCCATCTGTTGTAGTATAATGGTTATGTAGTTGAGAGAGAGATTGTTATGATTTATACCACTGACGAAACGAATTATTCCGATTATATCCACGCTTGTGGGTCTGTTTTGGGCATACAAGATTCCCTTACCGAAGTTACTATTGAATTCAAGAAGAAGTGTGATGGTGACGCTGGTGGGTATTGTTATGGCGACACTGATGAGATCGATGTTGAGATTGCGACCCACGTTCAGGGAGAGGCACTCCCAGAAGAAGATATTATGCGGAACATTGCTCACGAACTTATTCACGCTCAACAGATTATTACTGGTCGCCTAGAAAATGTCGGATTGCAACTGCTGCAGACTGGTGACGCTCAGACCTTAGTTAATGTCGTCATCTGGGAAGGTGAGACCTTCACGAATACACCGTATAACGATCAACCTTGGGAGATCGATGCATACGCTCGTGAAGAAGAGATTATGAAAGAGGCACTGTTAAATGTCTAAAGTAGACCCTAGTGTAACCAAAGAAGAGTTAGAAAACTCTAACAGAATATTCAAGTCTGCTACACCTAAACATACATTAGATTGGTATGTTAAGTGGTTTGCTACTACGATGATCATCAGTGCGGTCGTTTGTCGATCAGCAGGATTTCACTTCATGGATTTAATTTTCAGTATTGTTGGTACTGCTGGGTGGACATATGTTGCCATCGCTTGGCACGACCGTGCTCTCATTATTTTGAATGCTGTTATCAGCGTAATTTTGGCTATTGGACTATTGGAGTATATAAGTGGACATTAAAATTGGAACACGCTATCAAGTATCACCAAAGTGGAAGAAGTCTTTCGAGGAGTTAGAATCATTTCGAAACTATGACACCAATAAGTTTATTGGAGTCCGCACTCTATGGCGCGGTGGTTCTATATTCGTCACACCGCAAAACGAAGAAGAGGTTCAGGATTTAAAGGATGCTCTTGAACAGAAAGATGGTGAGGCATTCGAGCCTTGTTATGACGTATGGGAATTGGGTGATTGTTGGGATGGTGTCTCTGAGGATATTGAGTTCTACGGTGACCATGAAAACGAAGAAACCATCCAAGAGAAATATGAAGAGGGTGATGACTTCACAAGTTCCATCCTTGAAGAATTTGGGTTCGAACCTGATGACCTTGAGGTCTTTATCTGGAATGAGATAGAGATCGAGGAAGCAGCAGAATAAGAACCATACTGAATTAGCCGAGGTGGCTGATCGTCGGAAGACGTTAAAACCTAAATGTTGTTTAAATTTTTATTATGGAGAAAACTATGAAAACTACAACTGCACAAGATCGCGCTCTAGCGACATTCATGAGCGGTGATACTCTTACCGCTTCACAAATCTCTTCACGTTTCGGTGTTGCTAACCCACACAATGTGGTATATGCGCTTCGTCGTAAGGGATATGCGATCCATCTGAACGAAGGTCGCAAAGGTTCGCGTGGACGAGCGAAGTCTGACTTCTATCGTTTGGGTCAACCAACCAAAGCAGTTATCGCTGCTGGTTATGCTGCTCTAGCGCAGTAATTTGGGGAAGGGGGGCTTCGGCTCCCCAACTTCTATGGAGAAACATTACTACTTCAAAAGCACACATTATCCCAAGGGAGGAGACTTCAACGAGTTTCACCCATGTCACATTGTGCGTAAGAATTGGATAGAGCAGGGATGGTATGTAAACTCTTTCTATCGCGTTTCAAGATTCAGAGGCATTAAGTTGCCATTCATTTCATTTGGACTCATTAGTGGATATCGTTCATACCGAGTCCCATACATTGCTTTACATTGGGGCAATGCATTTCACCTACCAACATTCCTAGTAAATCGAAAGATCTTGTGGTTACGATGCGAGTATGGTTCTAAGAATCAATGGTATTCTCAGCGAAAGATGTTACTTGCTAGGATGAAGCGAGAGAAACAGAAGTTTACTCGAAATTAACTTGTTTCCATCAACAACTGGGTTGTTGCCTTGCCTTTTTCAATGTAGTTTCTGACGACAAGCGGTAATCTCTTGCCCTTTGAATTTATCCTGTTACCTTCAAGTTTCAATCTGATGGTGAACAGGATTTCATTGTTTCTTTTGATTCGGAAATTTATCTTCGGGATCTTATTGCTCCCAGCATATCCAGCCAATTTCTCAGTTATACCGTCAGTCAGTTCTAGTTCGACTTCTTGACCCATCAGCTTTTGTTCTAGTTTACCAAAATCGTATACACCTGCTTCAGATCGATTCAGCTGGACAAGGGCAACCTCATCTTCATTCAGCGTGGCATGATATTTCATAAAGTCAGCCAGAGATTTCAACAGAACCTTTTGTTGCTTTTTGTTCATTTGTGTCACTGCTTCGGAATACGCCATTGTTAGACCGTCAGCTATCTCTCTTTTAGATATTTTGTCGGTATACTTGTTCTCGAAATCTGTGCTGAATTTTACACCAAGAGGTTCGAACAAACTCTTCATACTCTTAAAACTAGAGCCACCAACCTGACCGAATTGCTTCACGTCTCCATATTTCAGAGAGATACCAATAGAACAAGGTTTGTCGTCTATTCGTATCTTGAGATCTACCTTTGTTCCAGTTTGATCCATCAACCCTTCAGATAAGACTTCGATCTTGTTTTTCTGGTTGTTGGTATACATTAAGTCTGCCCACTGCATTACATACAGTCCGTTTGCAAATGCAGCACTGGCTGTTACAATATCTCTTATTTCTTTCTGTTGGTAGATCGTGAGGTCGGTCAAAGCCTGCATATTGATCTCTGCCAAGTTAATGACACAACAGACTTCATCGTTAATCTTTGGATTTTCGTTCGCGGAGGTGAAGTAAGATGTAGAGGTCAGACCCTTCGAACCCATATTTGCTGGACGCGCAAGTTTCCGTATCACAGATGTGACATCGGTGTCATTGATTCTCTTTGTCTTCGATAGGAATCTAGCAGTGATTGCTGCAGCCAATATTCCTTCCGAGACATCTCCTCGGTTAAACTTCGCCATACCTCTATTTATACTCAGGTGTGTAGATTTCTATTTCTTCTTCTTTACCTTTCACCTTAATCTTACCTATTGATCTCGATGCGGTAGTTTTAAGTTGCTCCATTGTGTTGCTTGAGTAGATGGTCTTGTAATCAAGATAGTCTCCTCTTGCAGCTGTTGCTTCGAGTCTGGCTGCGAGATTAACTGCGTCTCCAATGACAGAATAGTCGAAACGTGACTCACTGCCCATATTACCAACAATGCAATCACCTGTATTGATACCAGTACCAACATTGATGGGGGGTAGACCCTGTTCACAATATCGTCTTCTAAGTTCATCTGTTTTTTTCTCTATTTGGATAGCGGATTTGACTGCCATCTCGGCATGGTTCTCACAAGGTAGTGGAGCATTCCAGAATGCCATGATACAATCGCCCATGTATTTATCGATCGTGCCGCCATTTTCCAAAATTATATTGGTCATTTGGTTCAAATAGTCATTAATTAATACGACCAAACCTTCAGGATCGTTATTGTTCTTGTAATGCTCAGATATCGGGGTGAATCCACAGATATCCATGAACAAGAAGGTCATTTCTTTGCGCTCGCCACCCAGTTTCATCAGAGATGGGTCGTTTGCAAGCATCTCAACCATATCTGGCGACAAATATGTACCGAACTGACCCTTGATCATCTGTTTTTGCTTGAAGTTTGTGTAAAATTGAACAAAACTGCCGTGTGCAAACACTAAAACCAGCGTCAACACGCCAAAAATCGGGTCGAACAGTAAAAAATGCGTCTCAAAGGCATAATTTGCGCCAAAAACTGCAAAACATACTAAAATTCCGAAGCCAACACCGCTGATCAGGATTGAAATCTTACTCAGCATGAAGATTACAAGCAAAGACCCGATGATAGTCAGCGCGATTTCATAAATTTTAAACTCTGGGAGTCGAGAAATCGTTACCCCATCAATCATAGTCTTCAAAAGGTTGGCTTGCACGTCATGTGGGTACATTGCACCGACTGGGGTGGAGATTAGACTGGATCCTTCGAAGGTTGCACCGACGATCGCGATACTTCCTTCAGGTATGTTGTATATGTTTGTGAATGACGTTCTTGGAAACTCGTTCCAGAAGGCAATATTCACGTTACCCATGTCATCTGTTTTGATCACATCAAACTTTGGAACGCGAACAAACCTTATTCCGAGATCATCAGTCTTGATTTGATATGACACGTCTCCAGCTGCAACTCTGAGGATATCGAGCGCGAGTGCAGGGTATAGTTTACCTTCAAAGTTCTCGAGGAGAGGTATCCTTCGCGTGATTCCATCAGCGTCTGGCGTTGATGAGATTGTTCCATATCCCACCACAGCGTCCATAATCTCTGGTCGGGCAAATAGCATCCCCGATAGTTCTGGGCGTATCTCCTCTGCCCCACGGTCGCCAAATGTCGCGTATCCAGTTCCTTTCGGGCGATACTCGGTGTTGGTCTTTTGTGAAGGAGCGATGGCTACGAGAGCATTCTTCTCAAATAATACATCACCAAAGTCATCGTCTCCACCCAAACGGTCTGGTTCTGAGAACAATATGTTGAATGCGATGATAGAGTTGCCGAGTTTATAAACCTCATCAGCCATCGTGCTTCTTGGGATCGGGTATTGTCCAAACTTCTCGAGAGTCTGCTCATCAATATCAACTAGGACAATTTGTTCTGATGTGATGACATCCTGTCCTCGCTGCAAGAAATCGAAATAGCTCAAACGAGAGCTTTCTAACAGAAAAGGATCTACGAGTCTGACCGCGACTAACACCGCGACAGTTATTATGACATGCCACATCTTCATTGTGTTATATTTATTGTGTTGGTTGTTCCGTTTATGACGATTGGATCTAACATCTTACCGTCTTGCTCGATGACTATTTCTGTTTCCGCGCTAGAATCTACAGATATGTTTACAGTAGATGAAACTTCTCTCCTTACATTTACCTTCTCACCGTCGACTATTGTTACAACCTGTGTGACAGTATCGAAACCCTCGGATGTACCTTCTATGTCAACTTCTCCTGTTTGTTGTTCTTCTCTGAGTAGTTCAGCATCTAAATCTGAGTATGAGTCCAGAAGATTCTCTAGGAGATCAACGTCAAGGAAATTTATGTCGAGTTCGGTGTATTCAAGGTAATCCCTTTCGAGTTCCTCGTCTTCTAGGAGTGCTTCGTCTAAGAAGTCGATGTCAAGTGGGTTTATGTTTTTACCTGCTTCTGTTGTACTATAAAATTCATCAACAGACATTCTTTCTTTGGGTGGATTGATAATCATTATATTGTTTAGCATGTCAAGGGAGAGGTCTAAAATTGCTGGGTTTGTTGGCGGTAGTTCTCCAACAGAGGTTGTTGTAGATTCAAATGGCTTATTGAGTCTGACTTCTCCTGTCATCGTTGCAACAATAATCTCTCCCGATGATATTCCATTCATATCTGGAAGGAGGATGACTAGAGTCCGACCGAACTCATCGACAGTCACTGTAAAGTCTGTTCCGCGAATACCGATAGATGCAGTTGGTGTTCTGAGTCTGATATTTTCTTTTTCGATTGTACCCAAGGAACCTGTAATAAACCGAGCAGTCCCTTGGGCAAAGGTCATAGCCAGATCTGACTTACTAGGGTCTTTATCGAATACAACATTATCTATCACAATGCGTGTGTGTTCAGTCATGCGAAGTTTGCTTTCATCTACAAACTTCACTTGCATACGACCGTCCCCTGTGCGAAGATCGTCTTTCGATATAACATCAGAACCTTTTGCTGGTTCTAATTCTTTTTCTGCTCTGACAATTTGACGCCAACCAACTGCTCGGTCGACCAGCCCAACATCACTACTATTGGCAACCTGTGGCAGTACCAGAATCAGACTGGCTAATGCAAATCGTTGCAGGCGTATGAGACGTTCCATCACCATCAAGTTCTATCTCCAATTCATCTACTTGCAGAGTTGATTGTTGATCGACTGTCAGGTTCCAGTAGTTACCATCACCCAACACATTTAACGTGTGTCCATCATAACCATCTGCATCATACGTTATGGTGTTGTTATCACCAACCCAGTCAACAGTGTTATTAAAGCTGCCAACATCTATATTAATTGTTGCTGTGTTGAAGTCGCCATCAACAATCCAATCAAATGTACCGTTGCTTGCAGCATCTTCTGTGCCGATGTTCAATTCAAGGTCGTTGTCACCGCCAGATATATTCAGCGTGTAATCGCCATCAGTGGCTCCATATGTATTTGTTGGATCAATATTAAAGTCAATTGAGTTGGTGCTACCGACTATATCAAAGTCGATGGTGCTACCTTCTCCAACTATGTTACCGATGATGGAATTACTTGACCCGACCGCATCGATGCTCATGGTGATGTTGTCACCACTCACTATCATTTTAGTGTCATCGTCGGCACTCCCGCCAACTTTGTTACCACTACCGTCTTGAGTAATATCAATATCTACACCTGATCCAATTTGATCAATGTAGATCGCATTATCAGCCAACAAAGGCGATGTCCCTGCGTTTAGTAGGAACAGCATCACAAATAGTCTTTTTTGTAACGTGTTCATTTGTTACTCCCGTTGTATGTCCAGAATCCGAGAGAGTTTCCTCTTTCGATGACTTCCAGAACACCTGTTTCAATTGCTCTTTGCGTGGCAATAGATACGCTCTCATTTGAAGCGACACCAGACTCTATTTCGACAAGTTCAGTGCCTTTCTCTATAAATTTAAATACATCTCCACCATAAGCAGTCGATAGTATTGTTTTGCTTGATATTACCTCGAGTAATACCTCCCCTGTCGCGACACTCACCAAACGTATATTGATAGTCACTGTGTCTCGACTAAATTCTCTGCTAGTTCCGATACCGAGATATCTTGCACCAGCACCACCAGAATCCATAGCATGGTCATAACCAACTATACCACCTGTTACAAGCATTCCTGCAAATGTAAGCGCGGGTAATTTCTTTGCACCTTCTCCATTATAACTCTGCCTTGTCTGTCTTATCAGTTGCCTCTCTTTGGTGAGGTCATCTAAAATAGAACGATCAATGACTTGGAAGAACTTACCGCCAGCCGCTCTCTTCAGTGCTCTGATCAGATATACATCTGGAGCCTGAGTAACCGCAGTGCTGAATGATGTTCCACCATTCGCGTTTTGTTTTTTCTGTCCCGTCTGATCTGTGAATCTATACAAAGCCACAGAGGGTCTTCTTATTGGAGGTGGTACATCTATCAGTTTCTGTTCGAGTAATGTCACCTGAACAGTTGCTTCTTTTTCTGTAGGAATCTCCCAGTTGCTGCCAACCGTGGTACATCCAGATATACTAGATCCCAAAATCCCCAATAGGAATAGTGATGACAGTAACTTTACCGTTCTCATCTGTTATGGTCAACTCCACAATATCGCCATCTTTGACGTATGTTATCCCTGTTCCTTCAATATCGAAGGATCCTTCATTACTCGGATTCTCACCAAACATACCTTCAACCAGTTGTCTGGAAAGTGTAGAGTAAATCCGACTCTCTACATTTCTTATAAACTTTGCGAGCGTTGTATTCTCTGCATCCCGATCTAGTTGTTTTTGCAAGTCTTCAATTTCTTGCTTCAGAGCATCTTTACGACTTGTCTCTTGATTTTCAATTGTCAAATAGTGAGAACTCTGATTGATGCCACTAAATGATGGCGACTTAAATTTATGTTCTATTGGCGCACCATATGCGAGGTCAGATATTAATGAAAACATCAAAGCAAACCCAACGCCAAGAACGAATGCTTGAATCAAATCACTCAATGCCCAAACTCGGACGCCTACTGATTTTCGCATCATTCGCCACGCTCGCTGTTCACTTCCGTTTCTTGTTGTCTTCATCTTTCAATCCTTTCACTTCGATTGCCGTGTCAAGTTTCTGTTGCAATCTTATGATGTCATTATCCAACATCCTAACTCTATCAATCAGCCCAATCAGGGTTGTTTGTGCATCGCTTAAATTTGACTCAATCTGTTCTGTTATCGTTCTCCAAACATAGTATATCATATACAGCATGCCGACAGCAGCAACTATGGGGAATCCGAAATCCTTTATGGCTGTAACAATATCCATATTAGGGAGCCATCGAAATCATTGCTGCTACCATCAAATATAACCCATATCCCATAAGAGAAACCGACAACCAACCTATGCTGTTCCATGCAAATGCTCTACGTTTTCTTTCTTGCGCGTAGATTGTTCTTTCTCGGTCTTCTTTTATCTTTCTTCTCAATTGAGTTAGTTCTGTATATGCAGCTGGACCATATGCATAGAGCAATAATTCTCTCAACTGAGATTCCTGCTCTTTTATTTTCTTCTCTTGAATATAGACATTAATTGCCTCTTCTTCAACAGACATGGTCGCAACCAATTTTTTAAACAGCGGGGGATTTTCCATTTGTCTCTTTGCTTCGTTGAAGTCTGACACCGCACCATACCACTTGCCGATCTGTGCGAATGTTTGTTCTACGTTTTGTCCCGCTTCTACTATCCTCTTTATTCCATTGAATGCAGCTGTTGCTGTCATTACTGCTGATACTGGGTCGATCATAGTTTAGTCTCTCCGCGCATCCGTCTTACCGTCTGCTCTCGATATACGATTCAAGTCGGGTCTTATCCCCAGTACGACACACATTGTTGTATCAAGACGAATTATATCATGGTTCATCGTTTTGATGCGATTATCAAGGGCACTCACGATTCCGTGCATACTCTTCACTTGGTCAATGACACCAGACATAATATATTTGAGCGTAAGGAACATGAAGAAGCCACCAATAATCGCAGACGCGATTGGGAACCCCAACTCACTTATGAGGTTAAATACTTCAGTCATTTTATCTCTCTCTTTTTGACACCATAGTGCTTGACTTTTGACGCGCAATATAGTATCATCCTATTTATAATTTAATGCTATTTTCCAAGCATAAATAACGTATAAATGATTATGAGACCCACTTTGGAAATAAAACCTGAAACCCTTTCCCGCTGGATGAAGTTCATCCGCTTCCACCCTGATCTCGCTGAACGGTTTATGGACTGTTTCTGGGAGAGCCAGCTAACAAGCAAACAAAACATTATATCTCTATTAGAAGATCGGGAGATGTTAGGAAATGTTTACATTTTTGGTGGATGGTATGGTCTCCTTGCAAAATTAATTGAAGACTCGGACAACCTCATTGCAAATATTATCTTGTCTATTGATATAGACCCTATTTGTGATTGGGTGATTAGCGACTTGTATCCAGACTCAAACCATATTTTACCATACACTGCTGACATGGCTGATTGGGAGTATTCTTGGAATATTCCACCCAACACGGTTATAAACACCATCACGGAACACGTCAATCAAGACACATATGATGGTTGGTGGGATAAAATTCCATCAGGGACATTCTACCTGCTTCAAGGAAATAACTTTTTTGAAGACCCAGAGCATATTAGATGTTCGGTCGACATGGAAGATTTCAAGAGAATGAACCATTGTGAAGGCAGTCTGAATGAGTTTGAATTCAAATGCGATGGACCAGAAGGTAAACAGTTCACACGCTTTATGACCGTTGGTATAAAATGATTAAACACAGGGAACAGGTTACATGAGTGATTTAGATAAAGCGTTGCTGTTGCGCGATGCAATGGATGATATGGTTAGCCCGACATTTTGTTTTGCTAAATGGTATCACACAACCATCTATCTGCAGACTGGTATGACTCACTCGTGCTATCACCCAGCACCACATAAGATCCCGTTGGAAGGTCTAGCGGAAAATCCAAGTCAATTGCACAACACACCCCACAAAAAAGAAGAACGTAAACAGATGCTCGATGGAGAGAAGTGTGTTGGGTGTAATTATTGTTGGAACGTCGAGGATATGGGTGAGGATTATATCTCTGACCGCGTGATCAGATCCGCATCTCTATATAGACCAGAAAGACTCAATGACATCATCGCGTCAGACTGGAAGTTTGATGTTAACCCAGATTACATCGAATTAGCATTCAGCAATGAGTGTAACTTTAAATGCGGATATTGTCATCCTAATTCTTCCTCTCGATTTATGTCAGAGATTAAGAAGTTTGGACCATATGATATGGTTAAGAATCACCGATTGGATATTGATTGGTTTAAAGCATATGAAGAACACGAAAACCCATATGTTGAAGCATGGTGGAAGTGGTATCCAGAAGTTGTCAAGACTCTGAGTATCTTGCGGTTGACTGGTGGCGAACCTTTGATGCATAAGTCTACATGGAGGTTGTTCGAGGAATTGCACCGAAACCCACAACCACACCTCGAGTTAAACATAAATACAAATCTGGGCGTGAAAGAGAAGTTTGTTGATAATCTTGCTGCAAATGTGAACCTGATCAGAGAGAAAAATGCTGTTAAGAGTTTTGCGTTGTACACGAGTATTGACTGTTGGAATGAAAGAGCGGAGTATATAAGGACAGGATTGAAGCTGGATTTATGGGAGAGGAACTTCCATTATTATGCCAACACAGCGAAGACGCCAATCAATCTTATGATTACATTTAATGCATTGACTGTTTCCACGTTCAAATCTTTATTGGTTAAGATTCTAGAGTGGCGTAAACAATACGAAGGAATTATCGTTCCAGACAGCACGTCAATGAGAACAATCAGATTCGACACACCATACCTCAAAGAACCTTTGCATTATGATATGAACATTCTACCGAAAGATGAATTCATGCCTTATATGAAAGAGTGCCTTGACTTCATTGAAGAAAATGTTGATGATGCAGACCCGACTATGTTCCAGACGATTGAGTTTGAGAAGTTCAGACGAGTCCACGATTATATGGCTACCAGTGATTATGGTGAAGAAAAATTGAACGAAGGACGAAAAGATTTCTACAATTGGTTTAACGAGCACGATCGAAGACGTAAAACAAATTTCTTGGAGACATTCCCCGAATATGAAGATTTTTATAACAGGTGTAGCAGGATTTCTGGGGAGTCATCTAGCTGATAAATTTATTCATCTTGGTCACGATGTGGTCGGGGTGGATAATCTTATTGGTGGATTCCGCTGTAATCTACACCGCGACGTAAAATTTTATCAGGCTGACTGCCGAGATCAGATCTTAATGAGTGACATGATGTCACACGAAGATATTGATATTGTTGTTCATTGTGCTGCAACTGCGCACGAGGGATTCTCTGTGTTCAGCCCATCGTTTATTACTCGTAACATCTATGAAGCAAGTGTTTCAGTGATCAGCGCAAGTATTGCAAACAACGTGAAGCGGTTTGTGTTCTGTAGTAGTATGGCTCGGTATGGTAAACAATCTGGGACATTAAATCCGTTTAAAGAAGATATGAAACCGATGCCAGTCGATCCTTATGGTATCGCGAAGGTTGCTGCAGAAGATACGTTGAAGTGCCTTGCAGATGTCCATGGAATGGAATATAACATAGCAGTCCCCCATAACATTATCGGTGAGCGTCAGAGGTTTGATGACCCATACCGCAATGTTGTGAGTATTATGGCAAATAGAAATCTACAGGGTAAACCTGCGATCATTTATGGAGACGGTGAGCAGAAACGATGTTTCTCATACGTTGCTGATTGCGTCTCTTGCCTGACAAAGATGGCACTCGATGATGATGTTGTGAATGAAGTAATAAATATTGGACCAGATGAAGGGGCTGTTACAATTAATGAGTTGGCAGATCTCGTTGCTGAAAAATGCAAGTTTGAAGGCGAATACATATACAAAGATAAAAGACCTCAAGAAGTTAAGTTTGCTCTCTGTAGTAGTACAAAGGCAAGAAGGCTGTTAGATTATAAAACATCAACCTCGTTACCAGAAGCAGTCAAGAAGACTGTCGACTATATTGTAGAGGTTGGACCAAAGGCATTTGATTATGCTTATAAATTAGAAATCGTGAACGACAAGACTCCCACCACGTGGAAAGATAGGTTGATGTAGTATGAATTTTATGTTTGAAGATTTTTCCACTCGAGAAAATTTCATAGATTGTGACGACATTCTTGATGGTCGCGGAAGATTTCAAGTAAGCCCAATGATAAACACTATGTGTCGGATGATGCTTCCATCTGATTTGATTACGCACGACAACTATAATTATTTGATTTCTGTTGGTGTTAATGGGGCGATTGATAACTGGGCGAAAGGATTCGGTCTTTCTGGTAAATCTATCTTTGATTATCTTTCTGAAAATTATCTAGCAAAACTCAGAGATGGAACTGCCATGTTTCTTATTGACTTTTCTTTGGAGGGGTATCATGAAGAATGGCTATTTTCGTTTTTTCACGATGAATGTCGTAGATTGAGTATTCCTCCTCAAGCAATTGTTTATATTACGGGTAATATGTTGGTAGATTCTCAATACGAAGAATGGGCGAACAATAGATCTGTTTTTGCTAGAATTAAGTGCTTGCCATATGCTTTGTTTGAGGAATATGTCAACACCATTCGTCAACACAGTCAAGTTTCGACAGTAGATGAGAATATAGAATATAAGACACTCAAGAAAAGAACTGGCGTCAAGAATATGCATCAAGTTTGGACGTTTAATTGTCCACAAAAAAGACCAAGATTGCATCGCGAAAAGTTTTTCGATAAGATGATAGAAGCTGATATTCTAGACAAGGGTTTGTGCAGCTTCCCTTCGAGGGATCATTATATTCTTGGAGAAAAGCATGATAAAGACTGGCAATTCTACATGGGTAGAATTCACAATGACTATGCTCTCAAATCATTTGTTACTGTCGTGAGTGAACCTCAGTATTATGAAAGAGAATTATCTACGTTCACGAGCGAAAAGGTATTCAAACCAATCGCTTGTTATCACCCATTCATTGTTCTCGGAGGAAGGGGTGAGTTAGAAATACTAAGGGGGCGAGGGTATAAAACATTCTCGGATTACTTTGATGAATCGTATGATACTCTTGACGATACAGAGCGGATGGATGCAATCATTGAAACTCTAAAATATATTCATTCTATTGAGGATAAGGTATCTTGGTATGAATCTATGCGCCCTGTACTAGAACACAACTTCAATACGCTCGTAGAGAATTCATCAAAACCTGACGTTGCACACGTAGAACTTGAGAAATATTATAAGGAGTATTTCGGTGAGTAAATATTTAATTGGAATTGGTGATAGTTTCACGCAGGGACAGGGTTCGGTTTCTCGAAAGTTCTATGCAAAATATGGAGACAGAGTTTATCACCATGATACCAAGATTCCTGGGATTATTGATGAAGAGAATCTTAACAGTTGGGTCACACACGTTGCCACAAAGATAGGGTATACTCCCATAAACCTTGGTTCGTCTGGCAAGGGAAACAGGTCTGCTGCAAAAGAACTGTATATGAATAAGATAGATGCAGATTCTGATAAGATTGTTGTGTTTTGTTTGAGTGGCATGTCTAGATTTGATTTTGTCGTAAAAGATGCGGGTATTAGTCGAGATCATTTTACACCAATATTCCCAGAAATGAGTGGTAATAAACTTTGGCAAGGATATGCTGAGTTTGGAAACAGTGTTCAACAGGAGGCAATTGATTGCTTATTAAATATTGCTGAAGTTCAGAACTGGTGTAAAGTGAATAATGCAAAACTTTTGCTTGTCTCTGCATTTGATCTGGCGATCGATGAACAGTCTATTTCTGACAGGATTTTTGTAGAAAGTAAAAAATATCTAAAAGATATTGTCGATTGGGATCTGTTTTGCCGACCTAGAGGTAACAGAACAATAATGGAACTTCTTGTTAGAGAACAAGAGTCAGGTTTAGAAGAAGATCAGTTGCAACCCATCTATGGGTTTGAATATTTCAATAGATATAAAAAAGAAGGTTTTGCAGAAGGTCTGATCACACCGTGCGGTCATCCTTCTAATACAGGACACATGTTTCTTTCTGATGTGTTGGCAGATGAAATACGTGGGAGGGGTTATGTTAATCAGGGGGAATAATTTAACATATTTTAATAGTCCTGAATGGATGGCGACCGATAACCCAGAGAATTGGGAAGATGCTAAATTATGCAGTGCTTGGAGAGAGAAATGGCATGATGTCAGAATAACATATGACCTTAATTCTGATGGTTACAGAACAAATGAGTGGGATACAATAGACTGGAAAAACTCTGTTGTAATTATTGGAGATTCTTGCACGATGGGTGTTGGTGTGACTCAAGAAATGACAGTATCTTCTCATCTTCAGAAGCAACTCGGCAGACCAGTAATTAATCTTGGTGTTGCTGGGTCATCAAATATGTTTATGTTATATAACGCAGCAAACCTCATAAAAAATGTAACCCCGTATGCGGTTGTGGTTCAATGGAGCACTCCAGATAGATATGTGAAATTTTCTAACCCTGAAATTGGAAACACGGGGGTGCAGCACGAGGGTGCATGGGCACAGAATCAGGCATATACTAGATTCTGGATCAAAGATGATAATTATTTGTTTCAAAACAAACAGATTATGAACACCATGCGTCAGCTAAATATAAAGAGATATCTGGATTATGTTCCCAGACAAATAGATGATTCGGGTAAAACTCTTGCGTGGATAAACAACGACGAAGACAGGGCGAGGGATAGATTGCATCCCAATGGGGATGTTTTTAAACTGTGGTCGAACACAATAAAGGAGGATTTTGAGAAAAATGGTTGGATGGATTAAAACAAAATATGCTGAATGGAGAGCAAAACGCGCATTTAAAAAACGCTTGAAGGAACTTCGGGAGAAGGATCCATTCATCTATGATTAAGTGGGGCGTTGCAGCAGGGACTCATGATGGGTCTCTTGCTGTAGTTAAAGATAATGAAATTCTTTTTGCTAGTCACACCGAGAGATATAGCAGGAAGAAGAATGATGCACACCTCAATCAAGAAATGATAGAGCAAGCATTATCATATGGGAAACCTGATATCATTCATTGGTATGAAGACCCATATAAAAAAGCACTCAGAAAATATAAAGCAGGACAACCAAACAAATGGATGAATCCTCGTAAATATCTGAGTGAGTATGGTATACAAGGAGAAATTAAGTATGGAAACCATCACGAAAGTCATGCAGCGGCTGGGTTCGCTACTTCTAAATTCGATTCAGCTGCCGTTCTTGTTATTGATGCTATTGGTGAGTTCACCACTACTTCTATATCATTATATTCAACTGATGAAAGCGGTAAGATTAGCAGGAAAAAACTTTGCAAACGGGTTTACCCACAATCCCTCGGACTCTTCTACTCAGCAATAACGGATCGCGTTCAACTCAAAGCAAACGAGGACGAGTATATCCTCATGGGTATGTCAGCGTATGGAGAGCCAAGGCATGTTGAAGAGATGAGCGCAATGCTCAGTTCGGGGTTTAACTTTCATCGTGGATGTAGAAACTCTTTCCCCCAAGCTGATCATTTTGATTTAGCTGCATCTGCACAAAGAGTTTACGAACAAGAATTCATCAAACTTCTAAGCCTCACTGAAACTCTCGCCAAATCAGATAATCTAGTTCTTATGGGCGGTTGTGCTTTAAATTGTCTTGCGAATAGACACATTAGTAAGTTCTTCAAGAATATTTGGGTGATGCCAAATCCAGGAGATGCTGGAAGTTCTATTGGAGCAATCGCTGCAGGTGAGAGGCAGATGTTGAATTGGAAAACGCCATACCTCGGGGAAGAAATAAAGGGTAGATATCCAGTCAAGGAAGCACTCTCTGAATTATTGGAGAACAATATTGTTGGTGTTGCAAACGGTCGCGCTGAGTTTGGTCCAAGGGCACTTGGTAATAGAAGTCTTCTTGCTAACCCAACAGGTAAGGAAATGCAAGACCTTGTCAATAAAATAAAACAACGCCAAGAGTTCAGACCATTCGCTCCAGTCATTCGTCAAGAGGATGTTCATAAATATTTTTGTGTTGAAAAGGACTTTGAAAGTCCTTACATGCAATTTATCGTAAAGGCGAAGGATCCCGAGAAATATCCTGCCATCGTCCATAAAGATGGAACCAGTCGCGTACAAACTGTCACAAGAGAACAGCATGCTGGTCTTTATAGGTTACTTACACAATACAAAAAACATACTGGAACACCTATGTTGATGAATACGTCATTGAATATTAAGGGCGAGCCGATGGTAAATAGTCGAAAAGATGCTGATTTATTTCAAAAAAGATACGGTGTGAAGGTCGTATCTTAAATAAATAAAAACGATGAGTGCTAAGATAATAAACTTTCCTAAACAGTATCGGAGGTCGACACCTCTGGGGGTCGCCATCAAACTGTACACCGAAGAAGAAGTAGAAATGGTTCTGTTCTGCCTCAATATCTTTGGAAACCGCGAAAAACCTTTTACCCAAAAAGAATTAAGATCTGCTGATCCCCATTATACATTAGACTGTATGAAGGCGGCAAACAACAGCTTTTTGTTATCTAACGATGCAAAGACTATCATCAACTATATAATGAGGAATGTGACAGACGTGACTCCCTCGATTAAGGGAGCATCATCATAATAAAACTTCAACTCTAACCACAAGGTCTATAAATGTCGAAAAAACAACCAAGTCTACAATTGATTCAGGATGACAAGCAATCTTTCAAAAAAGGAAATAATAGACTCCAACCAAGAATAAGCGATTTAGATGTATTCGACCCACTAACACCGACACAAAAATCTTTCTTCGAGGCATATTCCTCCTCCACCTGTATGCTCCTTCACGGATCCGCTGGAACAGGTAAAACCTTCATAGCATTATATAAAGCACTAGAAGAAGTTCTAGATAAAGGCAACCCATTCAATAAGGTTGTCATTTGTCGTTCAGCAGTTGCATCTCGAGATATCGGTCACCTTCCAGGAAATGAGATGGAGAAGACAGAAGTATACATGCGTCCATATATTGACATGTGTCAAGAGTTCTTCCCAGACAAGCAACAGGCATTTGAGCGTCTACAGGAATCAAGTAAGATTGACTGGATGATCACGTCATTTGTTCGCGGTATTACACTCGATGATGCCATCATTATTGTCGATGAGTGCCAAAATATGAACGATATGGAACTCAACTCAATCATGACTCGTATCGGTCAGCGGAGTAAAGTAGTCTTTGCAGGGGACTTCAAGCAGTCCGACCTTTATGCAAAGAGGTCAGACCTCTCTGGACTGAAGAAGTTTATGGTGATTGCCGACCTTATGCCCTCCTTCAAGACCTTTGAATTCACACCAGACGACATCGTCAGAAGCGAGATCGTCAAAGAGTATATCATTGCTCGGGAGAAGTACGAGGAGCAGTATTCCGCTTAGTCAAAAAGGTTATAAAAAACTCTCTCTTAGACAAAAATAGTTGTTGACTTTTATCTCTGATGATGTATAATAGGTGTACAAAATAGAGAAGAGAGAGTGATTATGACTAGATTTGATAAAGACCTTTTTAGCTGGGACGGTATGTACTTGATGTATCAGGGTGCGTTTGAAGGTTCACGCACTATGGAGCAAGTATCTCCTAACTGTCACCCAAGCTGGTACGGTATGCCAGAACGCACTTTCATCGCTCGTTTCAAGTATGGTTCTAAGCCATGGAAGTCGTGGATGAATTACCTAGTTAAGAACTGTACAGTTGAACAGTACGTTGAGTTGGTCAATAACACTAGCCCACTAGAAGCAATGGAAACCCTTGGTTTCAAACCAAGAAAGAAACGTAATGTTTAATCATGTAAAAGAAATCGCTGATTTCGCTCAAGACAAGACCGCGCCAGATGGCAGTAGACGTTATTTCACTGACTCTGGTGCGGCATACCCTTCCGTTACAACTGTCCTTAATGTTCTATCCCGAGATTCTATCCAGAAATGGAAGGATCGCGTTGGTGAAGAAGTCGCCAACCGTGTAAGTCGTCAAGCGTCTACTCGAGGCACAAAGATACACTTATTGTGCGAGGATATACTGAACAACAAAGACATTGATATGGCGAATATGTCCTTACTCGATAAGGAGATGTTCATGAATTTCAGACCTCTGTTAGACCGTATAGATAATATCCACGGTCAAGAGATCGCGCTATACAGCGACCATTTACGACTAGCAGGGCGAGTTGATTGCATTGCTGAGTATGAAGGTAAGCTGTCTATCATTGATTTCAAGACCTCCGCTAAACCAAAACGAAAAGACTGGATTGGCAGTTACTTTGCACAGGCTGCAGCATATGCAGTTATGTATGAAGAAAGAACTGGTATCCCTATTGATCAGAGTGTAATTATGGTTGCTGTTGAGGGCGACGATCCCCAAGTATTCATTGAGAAACGAGACAACTATGTAGAGTTGTTATTGTCTGCAAGAGATACTTGGGAGGGTGAGAATGTCTCAGAATAGTTTACGAACACTCCCAAATTTTACATGGGAAGACTGGCTAAAGTTTAAAGATCCATCTGAGAAATGGGGTCTTTCAAACTTTGCAGTTAAAGACGTTTCTTTCGATTGCAATGTTGCAGAATTAATCACCTCATTTGAGCATTGGTTTATTAATTATGCCTGTAAATCAAACTCATTTTATTCTAATAAACTTATTGGGTGTGATACACATAACTTTCCAGAACATTTTGAAATTCCATTAAAACTTGCTTGGTTGACGCGAGTTTATTTCACTGTGGGTTACAAATACCCAATGGGTCTTTTTTGGTTTCCATTAGAAGAAAATGACAGATGGGTCATCCATCCAGGAGGCGGTCGCCAAAAAGTCTTGAAGATGTTTTGTTCTGAAGACGATAGAGTCGAGTTTCTCACATTCAACACTGGCGGTAAACGAATTTCATTTAAAGAACTATTCGTGAAGAAAGATAAGTTCGATAAATGGACGAAGGATATCTTACAAGCGGATTATATGATCAACTGGGTCGCTGAGAAAGGAACAGTGATACCCCATTGTTTGTTCGAATCTGGTCAGAATAATGAGCATTGTAAAGAACCTTGTGAAAGGTTACTCGAGATTCTACATAAATACCACATAAGCGTCAATGGCGAGACAGTATCACCCCTCGGCAACGCACCGATGAATATTACAACAGACGGAAGTATCGAATCTAAACTTCGAGCCTATATGCTTCTGCCATTTTTTGAGTTATATGATGAGTCAATCCTTGCAAAATACCAAATCCAATTCATTACCTGAGATGGGTCGAGCAGTCATCGAGGTATTCGGTGGATGTAACTTCAAATGCGATATGTGCCCCCAGACCGTTGGTCGAGGCAAAGACTGGACTCGAAAGATGTCTCTGGATCTTTTTGAAGATATCCTGAAGCAACTCAAAGGTAAACCAATCATCAACCTCGAGGGTTCAGGCGAACCAACGATGGCAAAAGATCTATACAAATATGTTCAGCTTTGTACTGATTATGGGTTTGACAGCTTCATTTATACCAATGGTAGTAAACTTACAGGAGAACTGTTAAAGAACTGCGTCATGGCAGGAATTAAGTTTATCCGATTCAGCTGCATTGGTTATAATCACGACACATACAACAAGTGGATGTATAATAAATCAGGACATACATTTGAAGATCTGATGGGTCGTATTCAAGAGGCAAAACAATACATTGAAGAAGTCGGAAGCGACTGCGAACTATCCACATATCATCTAATTTTAGATAACGATAAGATGGCGGAAGAGGTGAAACTCTATCAGGATAATGTTATCAACAAGATGGGAATCACTGGTTATATCTGGAAGATGCACAACTGGAGCGGCAATTACGATCCTGAATATGGTAGAGAAACAGAGAATGTTAGAACCTGTGGACGACCATTCAGTAATGAGATTACGATTCGGTCTGGTGGTAATGATGGTCATCGTGGTGCTGTTACACCTTGTTGTCAGACTATGGGGCAACCCAATGAATCCAAGTCTGTTCTCGGGCATGCAGACGAGTTAAGTCTAGAAGATATCTGGTTTGGCGAGGAGTATGAAAAACTGCGCGAAGGTCATAGAACTGGAGACTATCCAGACTATTGTAAGTCTTGCGACTTCTTATACGATAATCCAGAAGTTCTTGTTTGGAGCAATGATCCAGATGCAAAGGTAGATCATATGCTTGGAACTGATTTTGATTTGCGGTAAATAAAAATGAGTTCACATCTTCCAATGTCGATTCATCTAGAGCCTACCACAGCTTGCAATGCAAGGTGTCCTCAATGCACAAGGACGCATGACACAACGATGAACACAGACCCCACGCTAGAAATTACAGAATGGTCAGCCAAAGATATTAAAAAATTGCTAGAAGATGAATGGATGTCAAGAGTAGTGAGTATTCTTGTAAACGGAAACTTTGGTGATATTGTAATGCACACACACCCAAAAGAGTTTATATTTGCTTTGGGGGGAAGACATATCACCATTAATACAAATGGTGGTGGTCTCAGCGTTGATTTCTGGAAATGGTTGGGGACTCGTCCTAATGTACGTGTGGATTTTGCTATAGATGGCGTAAATAATGATTCACACAGTAAATACCGAAGAAACACGAGATACGAAACTGTGATAAGGAACGCAAGAGCATATATAGATGCAGGCGGTTCAGCTAACTGGGTTATGACGCTGTTCAAGCATAATGAGAACGAAGAGGAACAGGCATCTAAACTTGCCAAAGATTATGGATTTAAGAGGTTTTTACCAAGATTTTCGGATAGGTTTGGTAACAAAAACCTGCTTATTTTGGACGGTGATTACGAATTAGAACCAGCATCAGCTTCTACAACAAGTGGTCTTACAACTACCGATAAACTTGAATACCATAATCTAGAACGCAATCCTAAAGAAATGTCGTTTTGGGAATCTCCTAATATAATCACTTCGGATCGAGGAGTATATTGCTATGCTTCTATTGGTAACTCTAACTTTTTTCATCAGATTTACATATCGGCTGATAAAAGACTATGGTCGTGCTGTCATATGTCACATTCTGTCGAACTGTCGAGGCGTTTCAACAAACACGACAGCTTCACGAAAACTTTCTATTTGGATAAGGGTTATTCGGAAGACTTCAATAGTCTCGAAAAATACACCCCGAAAGAAATATATGAAACTGGTATGTTAGATACTATTTCAAAAGATTGGCAGTTTGATATTTGTAAACTAACTTGTGGTAAATGTGCTTGACATTTTACCTCATTTGATGTATTATAAATAACTGGTTCGATGAAGCAAACTTAAAGTTGCTCTGGACGCGGGTGCGATTCCCGCCACCTCCACCAAAAACACATTCTGGAAGATCAGGTTGGTTACAAGTTGAAGAGTGTGTTTTTGATGGGGGTGAATAGGTTCGACAGGGGATGATTCGGTAAGTGGAGAACAGGTGTGCAAGCAACCTTAATCGTAAGAAACTAAAGTAAACGCAAACGATAATTTCGCGTATGAGGGTTTTGCTCTAGCAGCATAATTTCTCGGGGTCAGGGGACGCCTAGCAACAGAAGTCCCCATTATTTTAATATATCTCTTTTAGGAAACTAATCCATATGAACAAATTGATTCTTGGTGCTGCAGCAGTCGCATTTTCTATTTCCCCTGCTCATGCCGTTGAAGATTACATCGAAAACAATATTCAGTTTACAACAGGAAACTCATCTATCACTTTCCGTAAATATACTGCTGGCGTTGATTATAACATGGTTCAACTTGACACTAAACTTGCAGGTTGGGGTTACACGTATCGTTGGACAGATAGTGGTGGAACTGTAGAGAATCGTTATAGATTGACTGCACCGAAAATTGATCTAGTTGGTAATTTCTATCTGAAACCTCGAACTGAAATTAAAACATACGAGTCAAATGCAAAGGATGACTTTGTAAACCTGCAACCAATTATTGCAGCAGATTATCAACTCACAGACAAATTAAGTGCTTACATTGACTTGAAACCAAAGTTTGCTATTGATAGTGACGTGTATAGTGATGGTGAGTTCTATGAATCACAAAATGATTTTGGAATAGATTATGCATTGTCTGATGCTTTGAGTGTTGGTGTATTTTACGAATACAACACAGATGGCGATGGCAACAAGACTGACGATTTCTTGGGAACAAGCGTAGTCGTTAAGTTCTAATTTTTAGGTTATATTATGAAATTTCTTGACCCATTACTTGCGATCCTGATAGCAATTTCTTCCAATCCAATGGAAGAAACGACAAAACTTCTTGGATCAAAGATGGATATACAAACTACCTGTTTGGCACAGAATATCTACCACGAAGCAAGAAACGAATCAACTGCTGGTATGCTGGCGGTCGCTAATGTTACAATTAATCGCGAAAGGTCTAACGCATTTCCGAGCACTATATGTGAGGTTGTGTATGAATCACCACACTATTATGTTGAGTCGACTGGTAGATATATCCCATATCGACATCGTTGTCAATTCTCTTGGTATTGTGACGGCAAGAGCGATGATATCAAGAATATGAGTAGATATATTCAAATCTATATCCTAGCCGAGCAAGCAATGCAGTCTAAGTTTGATGTGACTGACGGTGCATTATTTTATCACGCTGATTATGTCGATCCTGACTGGAATAAGAGCATGACAATTACAGCCAAGATTGACGCACATATATTTTATAAGCCGAGGAACTAATGATGCATATTGTAGTTACAGGTGGATGTGGATTCATTGGAAGTCATGTAGTCGATCTACTGGCAGAAGGAGATTACAGAATAACAGTAATCGATGATAGAAGAAATGGTAGGTATGTATCTCACCATTCTAATGTCAGCTATATTTTCGAGAACGTGTGTGACGTGACACCACCACCCTGTGATGCAATAATTCATCTTGCGAATACGCCACGTGTCAGAGCATCATTTGATCACCCAGCAGAATCTATTCTGAACAATGTGAGTCCGACAGTTGCTGTGTGTGAATGGGCAACCAGATTCCAATGTCCTCTATACTTTGCTCAGTCTTCAAGCGTCAATTTTAGCGACGCATATGCAAATGCTTATACGTTTGGTAAGGCGATGTGCGAAGAAGTATTACATTTTTATAATTTGCATTATTCCCTTGACTTTCACCTCATGTTCTTTTATAATGTATATGGTCCAAGGGAAGCAGACTATGGAGAACACAGTACTGTGATCAGAGCATTTAAGAATCAAATCCTTAAAGGCGATAGTCTGCGAGTCTTTGGAACAGGAAAGAAGTCGAGAGATTTTACTCATGTAGAGGATGTCGCGATGGGAGTGTGTAATCTTGTTGTTGCTGGAAAGAAAATGAGAGAAGCACATTTCGGATCTAACCATCCATACACAATTAATCAGATAGCAGAGGCATTTAATCACCCTGTTGTCTATGAGTTTGACCGTAAAGGTGAAGCTGAACATACTATTTGTAATGAACCCTATATTAAACGGAGCCATGATGTCATTGAATATATTAGAGATTGGAAAGGGAGACTACACAATGCCGAAAGTAGTAGTTGATAATGATATGACGACGGATGCATCCCAAGTCACAGATCAATACTTAATCACCAAGCAGTTTAAAAGTTCCTCGGACTTCTCTCAACACATCGAGAAAGAAGCAGTGCGGACTGGTTCTGGATACATTGATACTATTGTTGCCTTCTGTGAGAAGAATACGATGGAGATTGAATCCGTAAAGAAACTGCTTACAACATCTTTGAAAGATAAGATTAAAGTGGAGGCATCAGAACTCAACCTTCTGAAGTTTGAGAAGTCTGGGAAGTTGCCTCTGTAATGGATCCATTTGAGGTTTACAAGTTGTATCTTGCTCTCAAACTCCACTTCACGACTGAGAAGTATGACATCACAAAAACACGTGGTGCTGTGAAGGCGAGTCAGAAAGCATTCCTGAAAAGGAAAGATATTATTGCAATGCGTAAACTTGCAAGGGACTATAAGAAAAAAGAAATCATTGACTTGTTGGTCGCCAACTTTGTTTCTGGAGATAAGTGGGGCGGGATGTTTGACTCACACGCTTCCGAAGTATATAAAGAATGGAAGACACGCAAGGCAAGAAGAGATTATCAGTTCGAACAAGATATCGAATTGATAAAACTGGAGATGGAAAAAGAATCCATCCCCGATCCATTTATCGCTGATCAAGGTCATCACGCATTGGTCTATCGTCTATATCTTGGTAAAAAAATATCAATTGAGACGCTAGTTTTGCTTGACAAATTGTTTAAAATGAGCGATAATAGTGATGATATCTTCTTAGAGAGTATCAATTTACTCGTTAAGAAATATCGACCGTTTGTCAAATTAACAGACAAGATGAGGAATGTAGGTGAGAATCTTTATAAATAACTCGTCCGCTGATATAGGACAAATCATACAACGCAAATACAACGTATACACAGGAGATACATATGTCGTTTAATTCACTATCTGACTTGCGTAAAGCAAGAGGCTCTTTCGATAACCTAATGAAAGAAGTCGAAAAAATTGATGCCCCCCAAAACAACTACAAAAAAGATGACGGAAACGAGTGGAAGCTGAAAGTAGATTCCGCTGGTAATGGTTATGCCGTTCTTCGTTTTTTGCCTGCGCCACAGGGCGAGGAATTACCATGGGTTCGTATGTTCAACCATGGCTTCCAAGGTCCAACTGGTAAGTGGTACATCGAAAATTCACTCACTACTCTGAACCAACAAGACCCTGTATCAGAACTCAACAGCGAGTTGTGGAACAGCGGCACGGATGCCAACAAAGATCTGGCTCGTAAGCAGAAGCGTCGCCTCTCTTACTATGCTAATGTTCTTGTTGTAAAGGATCCTGCTAATCCTCAAAACGAGGGACAGGTTATGCTTTACAAGTTCGGTAAGAAAATCTTTGACAAAATCAAAGACGTTATGCAACCTCAGTTTGAAGATGAGACTCCAGTAAATCCTTTTGATTTCTGGGAAGGTGTAAACTTTAAATTGAAGGCGCGACAGGTTGATGGCTATCGTAACTATGATAAGTCTGAGTTTGAATCTACTCCAACTCCTATCGCACCTGAAGATGCAGACATTGAAGGTATCTGGGCGAAACAAGAATCACTAGCTGAGATTGTTGACCCTAAAAACTTCAAGACTTATGATGAGTTGAAGCAGAAGCTGAACATGGTTCTTACTGGTGGAGCGAAAGTTACCACTGCTGAGAAAGTCGCTGAACAAACTGGTGATGTTGAAGACCAACTTTACATGGAATCAAAACCATCAGTATCGGTAGCGTCTAATGTTGATGAAAGCGAGGATGACACTTTGTCTTACTTTGCTAAGTTGGCTGAAGACGACTAAAGAATCCCACTACCTTGGGACAAACCGCTCGTGCCTAAATGCAATGCGGTTATAAGGGACTCTTCGGAGTCCCTTTTTTTATGTCACAATAAGTTTGGGAGACCTTGCCTGAATACCAATCGCCGATGGATCTGACGGCATAGCTGTTCTTGGCATGACTGCAGTGACACTTACATTTGGTGCTGGTGATGGTGGAACATTCACATTCGGAGCAGCGGCAGGTGCTACGTTGACTTGTGGAGCCATTGCTGCTGCTTCTGCTGCCTTTGCTTCTGTTGTTTGTGCTTCGATTGCTGCAGCACTTTCTGGAGCAGAAGCCGTTGGTGCTTCCAGATCTGTCGCGCCATATTTCTTCTCGAATTTAGCAAATGTTCTATCAGCCATTCTCGCTTCTCGGTCACCAAACGTATCTACGTCACCGCTATTTTCCAATGCTGTAGACAGCTGTGCCTTTTGCGAGGTTTTTTCTTCTTCTGATAAGTCGGAAGCATCAATCTTCTGAACCAGAGCGTCCATCTTCTTTTTGTTCAATGCCATCTTTGCATTATCTTTTTCGAGTTCTTGTTCATCAGTTTCGATACCGACCATATTCATTGCGCCAGTTTCAAATGCTTCAACTTCTTCGTCATACCCTGCTGCACTGAGTGCTGCTGTTCCCAATTCGTATACTGTTGCAGCTGCTAAGACACCAGCGACGATAGGTGCTGCTGGACCAGAAGCCGCGACCGCTGCTACCTTTGCAGCTCCTTTTCCAAGTTGTTTAGCAGCACCCTTTGCTACTGTTTTTGCAACAGATTTCTTCGGGTTTGCTTTTGCTTTTGGTGTTGTTTTCTTTGGTTTTGGTTCAGCCTTTGCTGATGCGGTCGTCTTAGTTGCTTTTGTTTTTGGTGTTGGCTTGGGGTCTTTGCCACCAAGTAACTTTTTAGGAGCACCTAAAACACTTTTGGCAATAGCTGCAGTTCCTACTGCTAATGTAGTTCCTACTGCAGCGAGCCCAACCTGTTGTGCAGTAGAAAGACTGTTAAACCCTTCTTTAATTTTATCTATTAGGTCTGGTAAGTTTGCTGCTGCTGCAGCTGCAGCGAATGCTATCAAGCTGCTTTTTGGATTAGAGAGTTCGTCTAATTTTTCGACAATCTTGTCGCCTTGTTCTTCACTGATGCCTTCTTCTGGATCTAATTGATTCTTGATATCAGCTTCGCTTGGTGCTTGTTGACCACCAGCTGTTGGCATTGATTTAGTATTTTGTTCAATCTGGTCTAGAAGTTCTGTTTGTTTGGCTAATTCCTCCACAGAAAGTTCTGATGCTGCTTGTAATTCTCCAAACATCGAAACTACTTTAGAATCTGTTGGAGAAGAACCACCACCCTCTCCACCAGAAGAACCTTTTGCTGACAGTTGTAGAGGCGTCTGTTCTAGAGGTGTCCCAGAACTGCCTTTGAACAGATCTGGGAATCCAATCACATTGTCCCCAGTAGATTGTTTTAGATTAGGTCTAATTTCTTCTGCCATTTTTTTATCTCTTTGAGGCTTCAGCCTTCTTCTTTAGATGTTCAACAAGCATAGCAACGTAGACTTCCCTCTCCCAAGGAACCATTGCCTCTATTTCCGTGAGAGAGTAATGGTGTTCTTGCATTAATAAAAAGTTCGTCTTGAACAAATTCTGCAAGGTCTCATGAGAGAGGCTTAGACGAAAAAATTTTCGTAGCCGTCAATAACAAGTGTATTGTCCTTTTTGCATGCCTTACAAGTAAAATCAATTGCATGTAATAATTGTGGCATACTTTCGTAAAATTCTCTGATCAGTGCAAATTGTTTCACTGAGAACTGTTCGATGAAATCCATTCTTTCCTCGAGAGGACTTTCTTGGAACTCAATCACTTCTTCATCATTATATATTGTCTTGATACAATTTGCCGTGACTTTATATATTTCTTCTATCGACTCACCCATCAGTTTTTCAATATCTGTAACCTTTGGGTAATCCATCTCAATTATCATTGAGTCTGTCAGCTTGATCTGTTTCTTATGACCTTTGTTCTTTGTAATCTTTACTTTTTCAAGGTCAAATTCAACATCGTTATCAATCCCACATTCACCACACTTTGCAATCAAGTTGATGATATTGGAGACAGACATGCCTCTGATTTCCAAAAATACTTTCTGTAAATCAAAGATTGGTAATTTAGATCCATCAACTTTACCCAGCGAACAGTTTGTGATGATCTGTTGTACTGTGTGGATCATATCAGAACTGTCCGTAGACTCTCCTGCCATAACCAATAGTTTTTCTTCTTTAACAAGGAAAGGTCTAAATTTTACTTTCTTTCCCATCGATGATATATTCACATCAAATGTTTGCACATCAATTTGTGGTAGTGCCATTACTAATTACTCCTTAAAAGTCAAACAGGTCTTTAAACCCTTTACCGCCATTTTTAAACATATTAACAAATCTTTTAACATTGCCGAGACGACCACCGCCATCACGGAATCCTTCTTCAATCGTATCTGAAGTCCAGTACTTATACGCAAATGTCACCGAGACTCTTGCAGGAGAATCAGTTGCTTGCCCCAACGGTGTTAAGTTTATCAGTCTCGGGAATGCGTCTTTGAGACACCACTTTCCTGTCCTGTTGTCTCCACGATCCAACGTATATATCTCGACATCAGCAGTGTAATCTTCATAGAACCCAACCTCTTTTGATATAGGGTCTACTTGGGCAGTTGCGATCCAGTCTTCAAAAAACTCTCTCACGCCCCATTGAGTGTCAACATAAAAACCAAATGTCGCGTTGTCACCAAAGAACTCAACACCATGGACGCGATACTCAGTCCAGTTACCAATCTTGGTTGGCGTGAATGTCGAAATTAATCCAGGGATCGCTGCTTCTTCACAAAGCAGTGATACGCTTCTTGCATTTTTTGACTTTCCAGGAGTTGTGATCACAACTTCAAATCTGGCGGCACGAGCAAGGTCATCCTGCCGTATTTTTCCTAGAAAATCATTTAAACTGAAATTAGCCATTATAGCATTGCCCTTGAATCTGTGAATACTTTATTCTTTGTTGCACCAACAAAATTGTCGATCGGAAGAAATATAGTTGACTGCCAATCTTGTGGATTTACTTTATAATATTGGGTTACAACGTGATTTGACAAATATCGTTTCACACAAGGTTTAACCTCGTTGCCAATACTCTTGAGCAACTGCCAATTGTATCTCATTTTTGTATCTGGACCAATTGTCTTGTCGTTTGATGTTTGAATCAATTCTCCAAGAAGTTTTGCTCTCAGCATAAATGGCAGGTAGTGGAGATTTAAACCGTAGAATCCTCCCTTTGTAGGTTCGAATGGAAGAACCAATGGGAAGGTGTCATAATATGGAAGTGTCTTTTTGTGTTTTGGGTCGTACCTATAGAGATACATGCTCCCTATTTCTATATCGCCAGATACTTCAAACATTTTTGAGCGCATGGCTGCTGCAGGTGAGTTAACATTTGATGCCAACTGCCGTACTTGCCTCTGATACCAGTCCATAGATTTACGCTGGTCGTTCGAGTTTGCTCTGATTTGTTCAAAAGGATTAGCCATACCCTTATTTATACGAAATGCCCAATTCCTTTTCTGTAATAATCTTGAATTCCCATCCATTGTCAATACAGAACTCAGTAGCACTTTGCCACTTAGCGAGGTTTGTTCCGTATTGTTTGACTTCCTCAATGAACCTTTTTGTTTTTCTCTTGGGAATTTTTGGCTCTTGGGTATACCGCGATGGCTTTATTTCTATGAGGTATTTCTTGTTGTTGAGTTTCATATAGAAATCGGGGTAATATCTATGCACTCTGTTGTCAATCGGGGACTTGTATGGTATGACGATCTCTTCGGAACCCCACTCAACGATATTAGAGTTTATATCGCACCATTTCATAAATTTTAGCTCATATGAAGACCTATAAATAATATTGGACACATCTCCGCAATATTTTTTAGGATTAGTGGGTTTAAAGCGACCCTGATGTAAGTTCTTTGAATATGGCATTATAAATAAGAAAAATAATAACACTATTTATAGAGAAGCAGAATGGCAAAAGAAGGCGACACAAGCGAAACTCCTAAATCAACTGATGCTGCTACCGAGAAAAAGAAGAAAAAGCAACGCACCAAATTGTATCGCTATCCATCCAACATTGGTTCGGATGAACAACCTCATGCGATTAACTTCTTCATTTTTAAGACAGAAAGCGCGGCAGAAGTAAAATCTAGGCAAGAGGCGACCGAGAAACTTGCCAACGAAGGTGATAAGTCTGCAGGCGAGAAGGTAAAATTAGAGAATGACAGACAGTCTTTCTTGGGTAAGGTCGCTGCTGTTGGATTCGGTACTGCTGTTGGTACTGCTGTGGCTGCAGCTAAAGGCGGGGCAGCGGCTGTTGCAGCAGGTGCTGGTGGTGGTGCTCTTGCAGCTTCTGCGTTGTTTTCCAAGGCAGGTGCGATGCAAACAAGAACCACCCAGAAAATTGATTCTGCCATTTCTCTTTATATTCCCAACTCCCCCCAAGCGAAATATGGAGCCGAGTTTAACGTAGAAGATCTTGGCACTATTATGGGTGGCGGCATGGCTGATGAACTTGGAATAGGCAAAACTGGGGGCAGTATGATGTCAAAACTCTCAGCGGGTGATTTCGCTGGTGCTGCAGCTGCAGCTGCTGAGTCTGGTGCAGGTAGTGTGATCGCAAGGAAGATGGCAAACACCTCTGACATTCCAAAGGCAATTGGTCTTGGAGAATTGAATGTTGGTGGTGCTATACGGGCTTCTACCAGAACTATAACAAACCCATATAAAGAGCAAATCTTCCAAACGATGGGATTCAGAAGTTTTGCATTTCAGTATAAGTTCGCTCCGAGAAATGAGAAAGAACTTTCTGATGTTATGAATATCATCAACCTATTCAAAGCACACATGCATCCCGAAAAAGATTTAGGCGGTTTGTTCTTCACGTTCCCCTCTGAGTTTAAGATCGAGTATGTTTACAAAAACAGAGAAAACTCATACTTGAATAAGATCGCCCCTTGCTTCTTGACAGATCTTTCCATCGACTACGGAAGCGGTGGAACATTTACTACATTCAAAGATGCGCGTGGCGCACCGTCGGAGATAACTATGAGTATGGCGTTCAGAGAGACTGAACTCTTGACGAGATCAAGAATTGAGGAAGGTTATTAATGTTTAAACATTTCCCAAAAATTGGATATGTCATCGATGATAAGATTGTTGTTGCAACTGACATTTTCAGAAAAATTAAAATACAAGAGATCGCTAAAAACGAATTGCTTTTGACAGCATTCACAATAGAAGCGGGACAAAGACCAGAAGATGTTGCTGACATATTATATGATGACCCAAAACTATATTGGACTGTCTTGTTGGTGAATGATATAATCGATCCATACAATGATTGGTATTACAGCCCAGATCAATTAGCTAAACTTGTCGATGATAAGTATGGAGCAAACAATAGCGGTAATGTACACCATTTCATCACTAAAGACAACAACCTTGTATGTGTAGAATATGATGCAGCAAAGTTGGCAAGCGGGGAAATCTCCGAGGTCAGTCACCTCCAACACGAAGAATTTGAAAACGACTTGAGACAAAACATCAAAGTGATAGATCCCAGATTTATTCAAGACTTCATTTCAGAATTCAAGCGGTTAGTAAATGAGTGAGATTTTAAAGCAACCTGGATCCGTTCTGATTGAAGAGGCAGACCTTGTCACTTCTGATGGACAGACATTCAGTATTAAAAACTTCATGGTTGAAGCAATTATCTATGAGAACATGGATCTCAATGGAATGGTTGCAGATATTACCATCGTTGATGCCAATGGAATGATTACAGGTGCTCCATTGCTCGGTCAAGAAACTGTGACACTAAAATTCAGAACGCCTACATTTGATACATCTTTACAGATGGCATTCGTTGTTTATGGTATAAAAAATAGAGTATTAAATAATGACCGAGAGCAGATCTACACCCTTAAATGTATGTCTGCTGAGGCATACACGGACACATTTGTTAGATTGACCTCAAAGTTTGTTGGATCTACTGACGATATAGCAGAAAAGATTTTTGAGCAGGTTGCAGCAGAAACACCAGTTGGTAAAACCAAGATTACTATTCAGGATAGACCACACACATCACAAAACTATGAGTTTATCGCAAACTTCTGGTCTCCTTTTAAGTGTCTGAATCACTTGGCGTCTAAAACTGTTGGTGCAGAATCTTCCAAATCAAATTTTAAGTTTTATGAAACAGTTGGTGGGTTTCATTTTACATCACCTGAACACCTCGTGAAGAAACAAAAAGAGGCTCGGGTTGTTTATGATGAGTACAATGTTCAACAAAGTCAAACAGCTGAGATAACCGAAGACATTAGATCTGGAAATTACAATTACATTTCTCCATTCATAGGCAGTCGGTTCAATCAAGTTGAGAGCATATACTTTCCTACATTCAAGGATAATATCAAAGCACAAAACGATGGATACACTGCAAGTTCTATAGTCTCATACGATTTCACGACCAAGCGTTTGGCGATTATGAAGTTCGACGCTCGACCAGAATCTGAGCAGTTTGCTGCTGAAGATAGAAGATATCTTAAAGAGACTTTCAAAGATTTCGAGACAATTTCAAATGTGAATCCAATTCCAGAGAATATGCTCGGTAATCCAGCAGCAAACAGAACTTTTTCACCAATGGCAACTTCTCCGTTCGGTAGTAACTTCCACAGAGGTGTTGATCAGATAAGAAACACACTGATTAGAAGATACGGTGATGCAGAGTTTAATCAGCAAGTGATGGAGATTACAGTTCCAGGAAAGACTGATATCGAAACTGGTATGTTGCTCAGATTGATATACCCAAAAACTACAGAAAAGGGTAACGAGCGAGTTGATCGCGAAGAACTTGAAGATCCGTATATGTCTGGTATTTTTCTGATCACGGGTATTCGCCACGATATTGCCAATGGACAACATAGCATGACTCTTTCTATTATGAAAGATAGTTTGGGAGACTTTTAATGATTTACGGTGAATTTACATGGTGGGTCGGCACAGTAGAAGACGTCAA